ATGTGCCATCAGTTCCTGATGAACCGCTAGTACCTGAAGAACCACTTGATCCACTTGTTCCGCTTGATCCAGATGTGCCATCCTTACCACTTGATCCAGAAGTACCATCCTTACCACTTGATCCAGATGTGCCATCAGTTCCTGAAGAACCGCTAGTACCATCTGCACCACTAGTTCTATATCTTACATTGCCATCACCATCTATTGTTAAGAAATTAGTATCAGTTGCAACTGGTACAGTTCTTATTCTTAAATCACCATTAATATCTAATTGTTTTGTTGCGCCGAGAGTATTTATACCAACTAAACCACTGGTATTAACATTTAGTCTTATATTTCCTTGACCATCTGCTAAAATTATATTGTTGCTTAGACCAGCAGATAAACCACCCACATTTGCGCCAAGAATGGTATTGTAGTTTCCTGAAGTTATTCCTTTTGCTGTATTATAACCGAAAACAGAATTACCAGAGCCTGATGTATTATCGAATAAAGCCTTGGAACCAAATGCTGTATTATTAGATCCATTAGTATTATTTTTTAAAGCGTCATGACCAAATGCACTATTTTTAGTACCTGTATTATTACCACTTAAACTTGCATAACCAAATGCTGTATTATTATTAGTTTTATTAGAAAATAAACTTCGATATCCAAATGCGCAATTATTATTACCAAAAAAATTAGATGCTAAAGCGGCACGACCAAAAGCACAATTATTAAGAGTACTAATACTATGTATTAAAGCCGATACTCCGAATGCACTATTATTTGATCCTCTTTGATTATTTCTGAGAGCCTGATGTCCAAATGCAGAATTATAATTACCAAAACTAGTATATCTTAAAGCTTCATATCCAAATGCAGAATTTGCAGTTGCAAAGGCAGCCTCCCTCATGGCTGAATTTCCAAATGCAGAATTTTTAGAAAATCCTCCAAAATAATCAAAAACCTTATATCCTACAGCGGTATTTGAAAGTTGAGCGCCTGGACCTCTACCAATTGTTACATCAGCTACTTCTAGATAATTGAATCTATCATATGTAGAACTAGTCTCACCAATTGTCGAGGGTGAAGTAAATTTTAGTATTTTATCCGTAGTTCCTGAAACAGTAATACTAGTTCCACTGCTTCCTGAAGTTCCACTTTTTCCACTTGATCCACTCGTTCCACTTGATCCACTAGTTCCGCTTGATCCACTAGTTCCGCTTGATCCAGAAGTACCTGAAGTTCCACTTGCTGGTTCAATAACAAAACCTCTATATGCTAAAAAATTTGCAGTTGTATCTGTTAATGAAAAATATACAGGTTTAGATACTTCACCATAATTTGTTGGTTCACTAGCAATTACACCTCCCGGTGTTGACGGAGATAAGAAGTATACAGTTGCAGGTGTTAATCCGCTTAAACCTTTAATAAGACCATCATATACTAAAACGAAAGTATTACTATCTATTACTGATCCTATTACTCCCTGAACTTCAGCATGCTCAACCGAATCAGCTTGAGCTAAATACCATGTAGAACCAGAATATCTAACAACATTACCAACTACAAATCCATGACTATTTTGAGTAAAAGTCGCTCTTAATGTACGCGCACCACCATCATCTAATTCTTTTTTGACTATATCATTTTCAATTACTATATGATATAAATCTACGCCTGTTGCAGTATTTGGTAATTCTGTAAATACTAAATTATTAGTTCCACTGTAATATAAAGTTCCGGTTGTAATGGTATTCGCACTATCAAATTTTGCAAGATAACCGCTGACCCCACTTCCTTGAACTGGATCAAAATTATAAACTCCAGAAACTGCATTCTGTATACCAGTAGCTGAAAATTGATAAGAATCAGAATATTTAGTATAAATATCTTGACTAATTATTCCTCTTACTTCTACTTCATAATTTGCAGCAATATCAAATGGAATAAAATAATAAGGCTCTATATCACAAACAACCAATGATGTTTGCGGAGATTGAAAGTCAAATCTTTGAGCTATTAATATTCCTGTTTTATCTTCAAAATAATTTATACCAGAACCTGTACTGGTTATTGTATTTCCATAATAACCAGAAGTATAAGCACCAAAAATTGTTGAATTAGAAAGATCTGCATTCGCTAGACCAGTAGAACCAGTATTATATATAGCAAAAGAGTTTGAACCAGTATCATAAAAATATGTTAAATATAATTTCCTACTGTCCAAAGATCCAGATGGCAAAGTAATAGAAAACAATTCTCCAATTGTAGCAGGATTATATATACCTGATGCAAAAGCTCCTTTGTTATCCAAGATTATTGTATGCTCTTTCCATTGAATACCTGATAACCCAGACGGTGTAAATACTGGTTCAAAATTCTGCCCAGAATAATATGGATTAATATTATTTTGTGTATATGATAAAAGATTCGTTCCAGTACCTTGAACAATAGAAGATATATTTTCTATCTTTGGAGCGTTTACATAAAAAACATCTGATATATTATTTTCGCCACTTCTGGTAACATGAACTTCATAATCTAATTCAGCATTTGAAAAACTTGGTGACCATTTAACGAATAGCTTTTTATCAAAAGCTTTTAGACCTGAATCATAAATTACAGATATTGCACCAGTTATATTTGCTGGTTTTTCATCATAAGTTTTTGTATCAATATTATTTAACTTTATCTGACCAATTGTATAAGGAATTCCAGTATTATAATAATCTTGACAAGTTAAACGGTAAAATAATTTATCAACATCAGTATTTATTGAATATATATTTGCGCTTACATCTGAAGAAACTGATTCATATATAGATTCAAAATTTAAATCATAAGCACTATCTAAAGTAATTGTTTTTAGATAATTTTTTTGTGTAATAGAATAATTTACAAAAACACCATTCGATACAGTAGTGTTTATATTGCTAAATGATGCTATTGGAAAAGCAAAAACATATACTGCTTGAGATGTTTTATCATCTGTTGTATAAGATGTAATTCTTATTCTACAATCGCGCAAATAATTTATATCGCCAAAAACTTTTTCTGAAAATGATTTTAAAATTGAAGAATTTAAACTAAAAAAAGGAGTTGTTAATGATGTTGTAAATGTTGTAACAACATTATTATTCTCATCTAAAAGCTCTACTGAAAAATTTTGAAAATTAGATCCTTGAAATTCATATATTTCATTAGTATCAGGATCAATTAGATCCCAAGATAAATCCAATGTATCAACATTGACATAAGCACTTGAAGCTACAATTAAAGGATAATCTGGATAATTGGGATCAACATCTGGGTCAAAACCGTATTCAGCTTGATTTTCAATACTTGATAAATCAACATTACATCTAAGATTTATAATCTTAAATGGCTTTTCACTAGCTGTTATTTGATTTGTGAACATTTTAGATAAATGAATCGTTTACGCCTAATGGATAAACTCTTATGAATTCTAAAGTATTTTCTTCTTCGATTTTAGGAACAGCAATTCTATAAAGAGTTTGATCACCATTATGCCATTTAAAAGTAACTTTCTTAGAATTTAAAACATATTCAATCAAAAGACCTTTTACGTTATCTTTTATACTACTATAATAATCATTTATAACATTTAAAATTCTAGTCACGTTAATTATATTTACACTAAATAAAGTATCAATCTGTGAATCGCTATAATCTATTCCATTTAAAATATAATCATATTTTTCACCATATAAATATGGCTGCTTATCTTGAGATACTATTCCATTATCTCCCATAAGTCTCCCAAGAGGAATGTTAGTGGCAGAAAGAATATCTCTAGGAATATTAATAGATTGATTTGATTCGCTACTAGAATATATAGTATTGGCTGATAAATTATCTCTGTTATCAACATAAGAAAATTTATTTTTAACATATTCAACAGCAGATATTTCGTATTCTACAGGGTTATTTTCTTTTATTCCCAATACTCTATATTTTTGATTGAAAGTCGATGATGTATTTACAGAGCTTTTTTCATATATCCATAAGCTAGATTGACTAATAGTATAAAAATTTGTTTGAGCTTCTTCAGTATTTTTAATTAATGTAATCTTAGTTCTAAAGTTACCATCTTTTCCTACTGATTGTACTACATAAGTATATATATAAGTTGTAGACAAATTAGATATTTGAGAATCTGATATTGTAGATCCAGTTTTTGATAAATCGTTCAACTCATTAACAGAAACACTCTTTTTTGGAATTATGAAACTTATGCTGTCACCAACTTTTATAAAATCATATAGATTATCTAAAATAACTTCATCGCTATTGTTAACTGATACTACACGACCACCAAATCTATTTGATAATTTTAAAGAATCACAAACATTTATAATATCACCGGGATTCAATAACATTGCTTCTGGTCCAGCCTGAAATGATACTAAATCTTGTTCTATTTGATTCGTAACTAAAAACCATTCTCCTAATCGTTTAGCCTGTGATTTACTTGTAACTCCAAAACCGATAAGCTCTTTTTCAATATAACCAAATCTTCTTATATTAATTTTATCTTCAACATAAATAGTTTTATCTTTATATCCATCAGATAAATCAGCATATGTTACTTTTACAACTGTATATCTTGTATCTTTAGAAGATCCAGAATAACTAAATACACCATCTTTAACATTAGAATTATTAAAAAAGTAAACAGGTTCTTTTGGTCTATCACTATCAAATTTAAGATAATCACTAGACCAATAAACTAATCCTTTGAAAATCGATGCAAAATTATTAACCAAACTAGAAACATCTGTTTCTGAATTTATCAATAAATTAGCAGTAAATCTTGGTTCAACTATATCTAAATAACCATTAAATCTAACAGCAGCGCTTCCAGTACTTGCTTGATATGTACTTATTTCATCTGTATCAAAAACTCTTTGACTATATAAATAATTTTTAAAATTAGGTATCGCTTGTGAAGATAAGTTAGTTATTTCATTTAAAAGAACCGCAAATGCATCGTCTGATGTTTTAATATTTGGTTTGCTTTGAATAAATTTCTTTACTTCAGCAAATTGCGAACATGTTTTATGAAGGCCGAAATCATTGCATAATTTAATATAAGCAATATAATTACCTTCTAAAATCTCAACTGATAATATTCTTTTTCTAAAACTTTTAATAATTGTTTCTGATTCTCCAGTCAAAGAAGTTGATGTAAATTTCAAATTCGTTAAACATAATAAAGAACCAACTGGAAACTGTTCAGCTGTAAATCCACTTCCATATATTTCTATAGTATTAGAAATATTAAAAACAGATAATTTTACAACTGTAGCTGCTGGATATTTAGTATTATTAAATGTAGGAACCAAATCATCGCAATATTTACCAATTTGATAAATAGACCATTTATCAACTAAACTTTCTGGTAAGCTAAATTTACCTATACCATATTTATTATTTGTAACTAAATCGTATAAAATCCATGCTGGATTATCAGTCCATCTTAAAAGAGGATCAAATTCTCCACTCCAAAATCCAGAATATGTTTTTGCATCTGAATCATAATTTTCAGGAACTTTTATTTGTAATAGTTTTAGATTATAAGATCTACTTGGTATATTACCAAAACCTCTAGCATCCATAGTAAGATAATAATAAGCAGAATTTGGATATTTAAATTTACTATCAATAATCTCAGTAACAGACGCTATTCCAACGTTCATCACGGTTCTTTGATTTGCAGGTCCGGGTGATGTAGTAAAATTATAAATTTTAAAGTAAGGCTGACCAGATTTATTAAAATCTTTAATATCAAAAACAAGATCAAATTGGTATGGAGAAGTTGCTATACCTAAAACTTTATGAACTAAATAACAATTGAAATCAGGATTTTGTTTATATCCTAATTTTATACCAAAATAACAATAATTTCTTTCTGTATTACCTTTCTTACCAGTTCCATACAAAGTATTAACTTTCAAAGTTATTACTATAAAATCAGCATTTTCATCTTTGACTTCATACGTAACGCCAAAGCATTCTTCATATATGCTATCATTAAAAATAGATAAATTTAAATTATTCGAAGCAGCAATACTTAAACCATAATTTTCTTGTCTTTGCCCAATCTTTCTGGCAAAGTAGCTTAAATGATTATGAGATAAATTATCAAACAACAAATCAGTACCAGCATCAAAGAATTTTTTAACTACATTTTGACTTAAATTAAAAAAATTTTTATCAAAAGAAGTTGTTATACCTATTGAAGAAGTTGAAAAAAGAGATGAACTTGTGGCATTCGGCGCTATCGAATTCTGAAACTCAGAACCAACTTTTCCAACCATCGAAACACGACTATAATTTAATGTATTATTAAATGAATTCTTTACAGGAACATCATTAAAAAATATGCCTTTTAAATTATCTTCATTATTTTGCGCATTATCAAATAATACTAAATCTGAACCATTATCATCAATCAATCCAAAAATAGGACCTTCACAAATCAAATCTTGAATATGAACTACTGATGTTGATTGCAAAGCTAAATTTTCGCTGTCATTGTATTGAATACCTTTTAGAGTTTTTAATATAGATGGACATAAAGTAAATCTATTACTATTAAAATAATTTATAATTCTTTGTCCAGCTCCTTCTAAAGTATATGTAGGCAATATATTACTATTTACATTTTCAAATCTTGCTGCATTATATGCAGCATATCTAGGTTCTTGATATAAAACAATTGTATTTTGAGCACCAGAATTTCTATTTTGATTAGTGGTTGACATACAAAATTACCAAATTAAAGTTTTTATTTGAACATTTCCACCGCTTCCACCACCTATTGGACTGGGATATCCTATACTACTACCAGCACCAGCCGCTGCATCAAGTGAAGTAAAATCAAAATTAAGTGCGTACGTACTCACAACTAAACTACCAACCCTCAATTTACCATATCCTATAGGAATAGGCGTGTTTCTTGCAGTTATATTTGTTTTACCACTTAATATATACGAAGAAGTTTTTACTTGTTTAGGATCTTTTGGAGTTAATAATTTAGAAATTAAAAAACTAATTCCAAAACTAACGGCTGCCATAACAACAACATTAGCTGCAAAAACTAATGCTTTTGTTAATAATGTTGCTGTAGCTGCCGCTGTAAATATTGCAGAAAAAACTTGAACTGGTAAAAGCTCTATTGTTTTACAATTTTTTATTGATTCGTTTAATGAATCTGAATCGGAAATTATCTTATCATCTATTATTACAACTATAGAATCAAATATGTTATTGCAGTTACGTATTTTATTGCCTAATTTAGGAAAATTAGCTTGCAAACATTTGATAACATCGTCAAAACTACCAGCTTTTATCATCAAGCTTCCACAAGCCAGCTTCTTCAACAAACCGTGTAATAATAGTTTCTTCATTTTTTATATTTACACTTGAAAATGTATTTAATTTTAAACTATATATAATAAGCGGAATATCGTAATTTTTAATAAAAAAAATATCATTGTCCGATGGATCTAATGAATCAGGATGACTATGAAAGCTAAAAGATATGTTTTCTGGTCTTCTCAAGTATAAATAAAATACATCATCAGGATAAAAATTATGAGTATCTTTGTATTTAGAATCGCAATAAATTATTTGTTTATTATTTAAAACAAGACCGCCAGATTCATAAGGAGATAATGATATACAGTATTTTTTTATATCAGATAAAACATCAAGTTGCATAATCAAATGGTCTAGTTCCTGGAAATCCACCGTAAGGTAAGCCTTTTCCATGATTTTGCCATCTTAATCTGCAAGCTCTTAAATTTTTAGAACAAGAATCTTTTACCCAATATTCAGGAAATAATTTAGGATCTTTAGCTCCAACGTTTGCAACTGTATCGCCATTAGCTTTTATACATACATAAAACGAATAAGACAAATTATCTTCTGTGAATTGAGCATCGCTGCCAAAAAAATCGAAATTAATTGAATCAATATATTTTACAAAATCACCTGGGTTATAAGTATCTTCTGTTTTTGAATAAGTTCCTTTATATGTAATTTGAGTCAGATTATAACCAAAAGGAGAATAAAATTCTTTATTGTTTTCATCGGCAACTGGAACACCTTCATTGTTTTTTGTAATAACCTGTCCTGATGAAGTAGTTTCTTTTCCCCAAATATCGGCTTCTGTTTTTGCAGTAGTTATATTGGCTATTTTAAATTCTTGGCCTCCTCTTGGGTCCCAAGGTATTTTTCCATAATTACATCCACAACCACGATACACCCAAGGACATAAATTGTCTGAAACTTTTCTATTTGGAATTGATTGATTTTCTAAATCCAAAGGACTACTTAAATCAAATTCAATATAAAATTTATTTTCTTGAGATTTTTTATTAATTATATAATTATCTTCATAAAATGCTTGACCATATCCTGATACCGCATTTCTTTTTTTTCTATATCCAAAAAAAGGATTCACTTGGTCGCTAAAATTTTCATCATCTAGATTTCGAACAAATACTTTATATCTTTTTATCTTGGAATTTACTAAATCATTTTTATTTTTTATATAATCGGTTATATAACCGTCGATATTAGCTAGTTTTATTGATGGTCTATTTTGTTTTCCATCAGCTGAAAATTCGAAACCACTAAAATCTACAGGAACAGCAATATAAGCATTTCCTTTAAAAATAATACTTCTTGTAAAATTTTTACCTGCATGAAATCTAAAAATACCAACTGTTTCATCGATATAAATTTCGAACAAATCGACAAACGAATCTGTATTTAAATTTATTAATGCTGTTGTTGAGGTAATGTCAGACATAATTATGATATTATTTTTCTAACTTTTCCTAATATATTTGGTCTGTCTATTGCAGAATAATATATGTCATCTGTAGTTTGAATTTCAGATGGATTACTAAAAAAAGCTTTTTCTTTATATTTTGATATTAGATTATCAATAATTATCTTTTGCGGTTCATAAGTATTCATATATTGCAAATTTCTATAAGATAAAATTTCGTACAATTTATGAGTATAATATGGTTTATAATAATCAGCACCAGTATTAGACATTGCAGCACCATTTCCTACCGTCAATAAATAATTTTTTGGATCTACCAATAAAGAATCAAATGTATTACTACTTATCTCAAAATTCTTATAATAACCATTAAAATATCTATATAAATTATTTTCTTTATAAAATCCATAAGAAATAATTGAAAATTTATTTTTAGATATTAATTGATCTTTGCCATTATATTGACTTTTAAGATAATTTCTGTTACCAATTCTATTAAATTTAGATTCAAAACCAACTAATTCATTTTGAACTTCAGCGTTATCTTGACGAAAATTATTACGAAGAAATCTTATTTCATTACTATAATCAATAATATTATTATTTGTAATTGATCTTTCGTGTGTAAATCTAAAACCAAATAATGAACCTGTAGCATATTTCATTCGCAAAGAATCATATGTTTCAGTACTATTAACATCTGTAAATATTGTTGATATACAATGAGATCTTGAACCCGATTTATTATTAACATTTTCAATACAAACACTAGAACCAGCAGGTAAATCAAGTTGAACAGATCTTGAATCAAAAGTGACAGTTAAATCAGTTAAATTAGGTGTTGCATATGAAGTTACTGTTCCTATTGCAAAATTATTTGGATTAGATAAATCTTGAACTCTAATAAAATCACCATTTGAAAATAATTTGCCTGATTGTATTATAATTGTTACGCTGGTAGTACCACTTGCACTAAAACTGCTTTTTAATATTGGTGATGTTATATATGAAACATATCCTATATTAACATCTATTTCACTAACAAAAACATTAAAAATAGATTCAGATTCTGTCGCTTCACTAACATTTTTTTTCAGAAATTTTGTTGAATAATTTCCATAACTTGCAGAAGTAAAATCAAGATAATTTTTATTTAAACTTAATTCAGTATCTTGAACAACTGAAACTGTTTCACTACCATCTGTTAAAATATTAAAATTATTAACTGATTCGCCATTAGCTAAAGGCACACCAGCCGTTTTAGATGATGCATCTGCTTTATACAAATTTGAAAATTTCAATCTTTCTGATGAAGCATAAATATTAACATCAGAATTAGAATTAAGATAATTAATATTTACTTCTGATTTATTTGAATTACTATAAAGAATTTTTATTGCATTACCGCAATCATTTTCTTCCTTTAATTCTTTAGTGTAAAATGGACCATTTGTTTGAACATCTAATGGAGAAGTATCTTTTTCATTGATGCCTATAGAAAATTGTACTTGTGGTTTATAACTTTTTTCTCCAACATTACCACCAAGACCTCCAATTAAATTAATTAATTGAGTATTAGCAGGTAATTGAGAATTAACTGGTTGCTCTGGTAAAGAAATACCATGTAATGATACTGTTCTATTTGGTAAAGTTAATGGCATATTATTGAATATTAATCACCTTCAGTTGTAGGATATAAAGTTTTTGCATATTCAACTATACAATTTAAATTATAATTAGGCGAAGCTGTTAATGTACTAGCATCATTTACAAATTTAAAATTAGCCAATCCAGTACCTTTTCCTGCTCCGCCACCTGCTCCTCCATATACTTGATATGGAGATGGAGTTCTAGTTGTATCAAAGAAATCATATAATATAGAAGAACCTTTAGTAACTGTTGTATCTAAATTTAAATATTTAGCATCTTTATTAAATTCATTTCGCAAAGTAGAAAATTTTGGATCATCACTGTTAAAATCAGATTTTAGATTTCCATATTTGTTAGCTGGCGTAAAATCAACTATATCAGTCAACAGTAAATTATCACCCGCACCACCACCTGCTGCAAAAATACTATTTAAATCTTTATTTATATTTATTAAACCACTACAGTTTATATAAAAAGCATTTCTTCCAGAATAAACAGGATTATTTGAATCTTTAGTTTTATAAACATTACCACCTTTACCAATTATATTTGAATTCTTAAAGTTCAAAATAATTCCTGAAGGCATCGAAGAATAATTGCCCGTAATTATAAAAGTTCCTGTATTATATTCAGTTAATTGTGTATCAGCATTAAATGGCCCATAATAAACATTATCAAAATTAATTCTTATACCAGAATATAAAGCAAAATACGTTCCAAAACTTGCGTTATTTTCAATATATTTATATAGATCAAAGAAAGGAGCTTTATCATTTGCAATATTTAAGGTTTCAATAGTTTTATCAATTCTTATAGATGGAGGATTTATATTAAAATATTTAAGATTTCCAGTAGTTAAACCTGATATAACATAATCGTTATCTACAGAATCTGTGATTCTATTTATTCCTGTTGCAAAAACATAATCACCAGAAATAGCGCCGTTATAATCAGTATTTAATCCACTAACTCTTATATAATAATCAACACCAAAAGACACACCAGAAAAATCCATTTCAAAATAAGTTGAACCTGGAGTTCCAATTGAATATAAATTATCAGTAGTATTTAATGTAACATCTTTAGATGATCCCGTGAATTGTGCTGCAACGAAAGCTCCGCTAGTAGTAGTTAAGCGACCAGAAAAATTATTAAAATAATAACCTGATTCAGGTATTGTAAATCTAGTTTTAAAACATACTTGATTTGTCTTAGAATCATAGAACGGACTTGCAATACATGTTTTTAAACCACTTAAAAATGGTGTGCTTATGCTTTGTCCTACATCATAATATGCGCCAGAATAAAATAATTGGAGATCATTATCAGCTATGATACCATCATTTTCTTTTTCTTGAGTGAATGTATAATAACCAGTATATTTAAAAGTTGATGGAGATAAATTCAAAGCATTTTTTGTATTCAAATTAGAAATAATACTATAATCAACATATCCGCCTCCTTGGGCTGTTTTTACATCAGATTCACCATCAGCTTTCTGAACAAAAGATACATCAACATTACCTAATGGTATTGTTGAAGCATCAAAAGAATCAACGCTTATAGTATATGTAACTGGTTTAGTTTCATTATTTTTGATTTTTACTATTTGTTTTTTAGTAAAACCAACTGGAATAAATCCATAATCAATTCCAGATGGAATCAAAGAACTATCAAAAGTTTCATCTGTTATATAATTAAATTTGGATTCAATTAATCTTGCTTTTATGGTATGATTATCTGCAAAATTATAAGTATGACTCCATTCTGGACAAAAGAAAGCTCTTGTTCCAGTATATGGAGGATACATATCATATTCAAAAAAATCTAATCCATTATGATTTTCTAAAAAGTGCAAAATAGCTTTTGCTTCTTTATCAGATCTGTTATTGAAACTTAATTGCAGATCAAAAAAGTTAGGATTCAAACCTACATTCTGATTTAAATAAAAATTACCCAAATCATTTTTATACATTAAAGATTCAAAATTCAATGTCTCAACTAAATCAGGACTAAAATAAAATTTTTGCGTCCAATTATTTTGTGCGCTAGTAGAATACGGATCAATATCTACTGACGATGTATCGCCAGAATAATAGAAAAATCCTCTTGACGATCTCTTTGATAAAGATGAAGAATTTTTATATTCAAAAACATAATCATGTTTATTATATGTTTTTGTATCATAATAATAATTTTCAGAAGATTGAAAAGGTATTAATTTTTCTTTCCAAAAAGATAAAGAAATAAATGGCGATTCTACTTCTAACGTAATATTATTAAAATCAACATTTTCTAAATCGTTGCTTATAGATTTTAAATAAAATGGTCTAACTTTATCATGAGGATAAAATAAACTCATTTCAACCGGCTTCATGCCTTGACCATATACAGAACCAGTTATTGTAAAATAATTTTGATAAAAATGATTTAATGCGCGAGCTTCATTATCACTTATTCCTTGAAAGTTTAATGTGGCTTTTACTTGAATAACGTTTTCACTTTTTCCAAGAATATATTTGTAATTATCTTGAAATATATTTTCATAATAATTTGCAGAAAATTCTACAGATGAACCGTACGTTGGGGTAAAGAAGTAATTTTGAACCCACCAATCAAGTTCGTTAGCATCAAAATCAATATAATTCAAATCACTATCTGGTCTTGTCCAAAAAACATTTTTACCAGATGTTGGATAAATAGCTTTTTTTAAATAGTAATAACCAGTTTTACCAACATCTGGATTTTGAACTATTTGAGTTATTGGCGGAGAAATATTATTATCAGTATAAGTACCTGCATTTATACCAGTATAATAAACAATTTCATATTCATTGAATGCAATTCCCGTTTGGTAATACGGGATGTTTGGCATTAATATTCTATAATCGTTTACAGCTTTCATATCAGTTGCCTAAGTTACCTACTCCACCCCATAGTAATTCTTGTAAAACAATAATATACGGATCTTCTGGATAACCATTTCCATCGCTAGGCGCATTAACATCATTAAAAATTTCTGAATATGTTTTTATTCTAGTTTGAACAGGTGAATTTTTTGGATCAGTTGGCGCTGTAAAAGTAAATTGGAAAAAAGGATTAGCACTATTTGAATAAAATATATTACCTAAATTGAAACTATCTTTAAATGTTTTATTAACTTTGAATTTTACTACCAAAGCATCTTCTTTAATATAATTAGTAGTTGCAAATCCTCCTTCGCCTTTTTGTTGTTCTAAATATACTGTACCACTACTAGCGCCTTCAATATTAAAATGATAATTATATAAAACTTCTGGATTATTATAATCTTTATCAGAAAATGAACCTTTATAAAGAGGATAAGAGCATTTTATTTCAACATCATTATTTCCTTCCATATTTGGCCCAGTAGTATAAAATTTCAAATCTACTACAATCACATACCAATAATAAGGATCATTATCTGATTCAGGCGTTGGAGTTGTAGTAGTACCTATTTCTGGATTATTTATTCTTGGCACATGTTCTATAACGTCACCATTTATTATAATCGGAGAAGGATTATTTGGAGGATTAATAGGATTATTCGTAGGAGGATTGATAATATTTGGATCACTAACTTCCATTGGAATAGTAACTGGTGATCGTTTTCTATTCAACGCTTGAATCATTTTTATTTTACTCAAACCATAACTTTCGTCAGAAATTTCATAACTTTGATCTACAATTATTCCAGTTAATTGAATTTCTTCATACGTACTTAAACTAGCACTATCTCTTAATACCGCAGAAAACTCAGCTGTATTTCCATGTATATCTAAATAACCATCAATATTGTTTGCAGTTATGCTGAATTCTGCATTAGCCTCTTTCATCGCGACTCTTGTTGGAAATATTTCACCAACTCTTAAAATCGGCACACGTTCAACTGAAAATTGATAATCAAAATCTGTCACAATAAAATCTGCAGGATTTTCTGCGAATGATGATCTATTTTCAGTTAATATATAACTTGCAGTACCATTTAAAGTTTTAAGATTTGAGTTAAATAAATTATTAGATTTGGCTATTCCATTTGCAGCTATATTTGTAGCAAAAGTATTCAAGACTATTGGATCAGTATTCATCGCTCTTACACCATGATAAAACACTAAATCTGCTCTAACAGGTATAGGCTCAAATGGTTTAACAGATAAACTTACATTTGTTAAATAACAATCAGGTATAACTATTGTATTGAATGCTATTTTTATTGGCGATTCATCTTGATTTTCAACTCTTAAATAACTTGGTAAAGCACCTGTCAGAAAAAAATTCAAACCAACTGTGCCTTGAATTGGTCCTGTTGGAGAATAATAAAGCAAATTACCATAAATATCTTTTACTGGAACAGTATTAGCACTAAGTTGCAAAGTTATACCATTTGCAGGAAATAGATCATTATTTATCAATACTTGATTTTCTTCAAATGTAAGAAAATTAGCCATTGTTATTGATTTATATATGTACCAGCTTCACTATCGGTATCAGATTCAATAAAGTAACTAATCATTGTATTTAAATTTTTGGCTCCACTCAAAGGCGTGACTGCTGGATTAGTTATTCCTGTTATTGCATATGCAACCCATCCGATATTTTGGAACTTCAAGAAGTCTAGCGCTGTAGTTGCTCCATTAAATTTTTCATTAACGGTAGTATTTGATCTGCGAGCTTTTAGATTAAAAAATCCTTGACCCGTGAGAACGCCAGATACATAGCAATAATTTGTTAAATCTATATCTGATGGATTTTTATAAGTATTAGCTGCCGCATCCCATAATTGGAAAAACACCCTTGATCCAACTGTTTCACCACTAACATAAGTTGTTCCACCAACATTTGTCATTTGAAGATCGGCAAAACGATTAAATACTAAATAACCTGTACCATTTGTCAGACCACTATTAGTTTGACATGTAAAATCAACGCCTTTTACATTGCCTCTTAATTGACATAAATTATGATAAGCTAAACTACCTGATGTTTGATAGTTATAATTTATATTATCTAAATTTAAATAAACTGGAGTATTATATTCAGTGCAACTAGATCTATGAATTTGCAAAAATCTACCCTGACAAAAATCATTGTCTGTACTATAATATCTTTTAATATTTAAATCGCCATAATCTGTTAATTCCGCAATATTTCTTGCTGAATTATAAACATTAGAAGTATTTCCTGTTTGCCAAAAATAAATTCCTGGATAATTTGTATCACCATAATAATTAGGACCAGTAAATTTATAACCAGCCATCATATTATTATTCGTACCAGAAGAATATGTATGAAAAATTTCATCTATTGAACTTCCAAATTCAGAATTCAATTGATATTTCAAAACAATAGTACTGTATGCTGATTGATATCTTGTAAAAACAGTATTATTAGCGCCAGAAATATCAATAGCATGTGATGGATCTACGCCTAAACCTATTCTTTTATTTTGTAAATCAAAAATTATTGGATCTAAAGAACTTACCGCTCCAACAGATTTATTTAATCCCCAATATAATTGAGATACAGCTGGATCAAATGTCGCAGAAGCACTATTAATAGAACCAATTTTTCTCCAACTCATATTTGGATTAGTAACATCTTCTATCAAAAATGTTCTATATGAAGTACCATCTGTTGTATCATTTGTTACCATTAATCTAGCATCTGGCGATCTATCATCATTATTACCAACTCTTGTTAAAGCATTATCATGATCTACGAAAATAGCGCCACTCAAACCAACAAAAGTACCACTTGTTATACTTGCGTCTTGATGATAATTTATATATAAATCTTTATCGCTTTGAATACCACTATAATTAAAATCAATATCATTACTATATGTATTATCATCGAATGATAATCTTAATCCTGTTTTAGCAAAAAATTGTAAATTTACTCCAGATTCTACATCTGAAACTGAATATTGACTGCCATCTGATAAAAGAATGTTACCATTAGATTGTATATTTATAGATGGTTGATAAATATTATTAGCATATCCGCTTATAAAAAATTTACCACTAGGAACATTGCCTAAATACCAAGGAGTTGAATTATCATAAAATTTCAAATAACCAGTATAACCACTTGCAGGATGAATAGTAACTATTGTATTTTGTCCAGTATATCCACTAACATGCAAAATAGAAGACGGCACGAAAGAAGAACCTCCTCCGATTCCAACATATCTATTATTTGATGGTATTCTTAAAATTGGAAGCTCATAATCTGAAACACCAATTTGCATTGTGTTACTACCAGTTGTACGCAAAAAATAAAAATTCTTTTGGAAATCATCTAATGTAATGATTTCTGTATTACCAACGGCATTTGATTTGATCAATACATCAGTTGATGATATCGTAGTGCTAGATGGTAATTGTGATACTTTATCGCCCATATTATATATTACACATTTATTATATTACTAGTTATTCTAAATAATTTCCAACATATGATGGATATGTCTTATTTAAATAAGTTAAATAAGTTAATTTAACTGTTGCTACATCATCGATAGTGCTTGTAACTTGTTCTGAAATTAATCTTGTATTGGAACTACTAAAACTGAATATTTGTTCAGAATTTGGATCTGCATCATTAGCTTTTAAAAACAATAAAGGAACTCCTCCTTCTGTTGTTATTGTTGTGCCATCTTCAGTTACCATCTCAGAATCTTCATAAACTATACTATTTATATTTATAGAAAATGTATCGAATGCATTACTGAATATTGCATCAGATTGTCTTTTTGTTTGATAATCATCTACTTCTAATGTTATATTTGTTACAACTTCAATAGGCCATTTTGTTTTAATTTGAAATGGAGAAGTTGAATTTGTTTTCCAGATTTCGTGTTTATTTATCTGTGTCGAAAAATCAAAACTTGTAACTCTATTTGTAGTACTTCCGCGACATGTTATATTTATCATGCTCGGCAAAGGCACTTTTAACGGAGCATCTTTATTAGATCCGATGGCATTCAAAGTAGATGGATCGCCAATTGCTGTTGAATTCAAAGAATTAATGTATAATCCACTACCGATATCTCCATAAACTGTTATTCCATAATTAGCAACTGGCGGTTCGCCATAATTTACTGAATAAGAATATGAATTTAAACTGCCTTGATTAAAACCAAATACTTTATCTCCATAATTTATTGATCCTCTTATAAAAGAATCAATACCTGTATATAAACGCATAAAATCTTCAGCAACCATTGTTCTTGTTATTGAAAAATCTCCTTGGGGTATTGCGGCAACAACATTTTTAATAGCTCCTTGACCCATTATATTAATAGGTCTTACGGTATGAGAATACGAACCGTCTACTTCGGTGACATAATCTAGTTTTCTGCCACCGATATAAACTGTTTGATCATATTGAGCTTGAGAGAATTTCATTATTTCTTCTTAGTTGAATCTAATAAACCACCTGATCTTTGTTCAGTTGTAATAACATCTAGAACAACTGCTTTTATTCTGTTGCTTAATTCTTTAGAATTTGATTCGGTGTTATCTCCATTAGAATCAGATTCTTGATCGCCAACTTTACCATTATTAGCATTTACTGTAATATTTATAGAAATATTACTATTTGATGTATTGGATGAATTTGATGAAGGAGACATACCATCGCCTACCATTCCACCATCTTGAAATCTTGCTACACCAGAGTTTATTCTATTTAATCCACCAACGCCATATTTTCTAACTGCTCTACTATTAACTACATATTCGCCGCCTGTTAAATAAGCTGGAATACTATCTGTTAAACGCGAACCATATGGTAAAAATCCGCCTTGATTAAAACCAATTGCTCCACCAGTTTGCATAGCAGGAAGTCCATCTGGACCTATTGATACTCCAGCTTTTTTCAATTGCGCTCTTTGAGCTAAATTTGGTTTTGATCCCGCTACTTTATTTAATGGAGTTTTAGATCCAAATTTACTTTTTAAACCTTGAACTCCTGATGTTAAACCCATCATGACACCAGTTGTAATTGCTGTAGTAATTAATGAATTTATAAGCGCTTTTCTTTCAGCACGTTTTCTATCTCTTGCAGCTTCAGCTTCTCTCAATTTTTCTAAATAACTTTGATATTCTGGACTTTGTTCACGACCATACATGCTTAATCTTTCAAATGGTTCACCCATACTAACAGATGCAGACATTGTGCCGGGATCACCTCCATCTGCAAAACGAGGAAAAGCGTTAAAGTTAAGTTGATCAATTGCTCTAGGACCACCTAATGCTTTGACGGCATTTCTATTTAAAACATATTCACCATCCTCAAGTAATGCTGGATTTTTATCACCAGTTCTGCCTCCGCTGATATACATACCACTTTGAGCGCGAATGATACCACCTCTTTGACTTTGTGTTGCTGGTTGACCAAATGAAAATGCACTACCAAAACTACCAACTAAATTATTAGCAATATTACGAAACATCATGCCTTGAATCTCTCTCAAGAAAGATGCAGCTACTCCCATTAAAGCAGATTCAAGATCATCAGCTTTATTAAGAGCAGCATCCATAGCTCCAACTAATCCATCTCTGAAAAGAACCGGAATTTTTTGTCCAAAGTCATTAGCAAATGTTTCTCTTTCTTTATTTATTTGATCAAATCCAGCACTTAAACCTGTTGAAAAAGATTTAGCATCACGCACTCTTCTTCTATCTTCATCATTTCTTATTTTTAATAATTCTGTTTCTTTTCTGACATTATTATTAATATCGTTTTGAACATTTTTTAAATTTTCTAAAGCATTTTTAGCTGAAGCATATTCTCTATCATTTTCTTTTAAAGTATTTAAATAAGATTCTTGAGCAATAATTATTTTTTGTAATGATTCTAAATTATCTAGATTAGTTTCTTTAAGTAATGGTATATTTTGCAATCTTTTAACTTCTTCATCTTTGCCAGCTTTTTGTGCCGCTTCAATCTGCGTCATTATTTTTAATCTTTCTGCATCTAAAATATTTATTTTAGCAGATGTCAATTGACTTTCTTTCATTAAATCTAAAGATTTTTGAGAAGAAGCTTCTCTATATCTTATACGCAACTCAGACTCTTGCTGCATACCCATATTATAAAAATTAGGTTGATAGCCTAAATAACTTTCACTTTGTGCTTGCTGTATATCAAATGTTGTTTGTCTAGTTGTTAGACCTCTTTGAGTTTCTGATTGCTGTGCTGAAATTTTAGATGCTTGATTAGCTTCAAAAATCGCCAACTCTTGTCTTATCAATAATTGACGAGCATTTTCATCAACAATTTGCTTTTCTCTTGTCAAAGCTTCTTTTTTATCTTTCTCAAGATTTTTTTGATCTTGAATCATTTTATTTATTTTTTGCATTGTCTCAAATGGAACTTGCATCAATGGCAACTTAGGCAAAAAAGATTCAAAATCTTGTACTGTTGTACCTCCAGGTTTTTCTAGTAGATTCTGCAAATCAGCCATAACAGTTGGACTTGCGCCTAAAACTGGAGTATTTCTTATTTCATTTGCAAATCTTTGAGAAAATTCATCATTTGCTGTTTTAATTTCCCTATCAAATGTATTCTGCAACATTGTTTTTTTCATAGTTGTATCAGCAGAAATTGCTTTAGCAGGAGCGATAAAGCTTTCAACTAAACTATTTTCAAATGTTGTTTTTAATTCGGTAAATCTATCTCTAAACTGCTCTGCTGCTAACGTTTGACGCAATTGATTAGAAGTATCAAATAAGAATTTATCTATTTCTAAAAATATATCTGTAGCTGATCTTTGAACTCTTAGAGTTCCAGCGCCTTTTTTGATATCTTGTTTTGCAGATATCATATTACCAAATCTTTCGTTCAAAAATCTTATCGCTTTATAATCTTGACCTGCCGAACTTTCACCTAAAGTTTTATCATAAAAACTTGGATCAA